GATAAAGACCTTATAGAATATCTGAAAGGAGGAAAGATATGAAACTTTCTGAAATCGCTGTAATGATAGCAGCTGTTGGTTCGCTCTTGAGTGGCACAGCTAGCATGATTATAGCGTTAAAGAAAGAGCCAAAAGAACGCAAGCCACGCAAAGCAAAGCGGTTCAAGTAGGCTCTAATGGTAGCTGAGGGCGCAAGCCCTCCCGCTACTGTTAGTATAACATATCTGATAAAAAGATGAAAGTTATATTAGTATTTATCTTCTTTATAATTTCGCTTCTTGGTTTTATTTACGTAAACCAAAATAAAAATAAGAAAGGTTGAACATGACAGAAGAAAAAGAGAAACGCAAAGGTTACGCAACCAAAGAGCAGCAAGCTGCTGCCAATCGTCGCTGGGCTGAAAAAAATAAAGAGCATAAGAACTATTTAAGCAGACGTTCGAACGCTCGCGGGTTTATTAGAAATCTCGCTACAAAAGAAGATTTAGTAGAACTTTTTCAGCTTATCGAAAAAAAATTATAAAAAAAGTGTTGGCATAATATTTAGATTATGTTATACTATAATCAGAAAGTTGATAGAACAACTTTTACAAAATAAAAACCCCTAGCTTTTTTGCTAGGGTTTACTTGTTTTATTTAAAAAGAGATTTCAGCCATGCAACAAATGGTCAACACTCCAAACAGAGAGCCAAATTTGACCGCTTGCTGCAAGTGTAACGTGTCGCCAATAGTAACCACCAGAGCCGTAAGCTCCCTCACCGTCAGAGACAATTTTATTAGGGTTTATGACAAAATAGCTACCTACTTTTGTCACTTGGTCTGCTAACAAATTGCCGTTTCCGTCCACAAGGTCAATGTCTTCGCAGGCAATACCGTTCTGCGTCCAGTCAAATTCGGCTGGCGCAAGGTAGTTACAACGTACTTGCCAAATGCCGTTGACAAACTGCAAGTCGTTGACTTGATAAACCTTTAACTTATTGCTTGTTTGTGGTTGAGCTGGTGCAGGCGCTGGGGTTTGCCCACTCGCCCCCTCACGAAAAACAATTTCGCGGGGGCGACCATTGAGTTCCCAGATTTGGTTGTAGTCGTTTTCGGTCACGCCATCATATCCGTAATTGCAATGGATTGCTGTAGTCGGACTTGTCATAATCATAACGTGACCAAATGCACCAAGCGAACTAGAGCCGTCACGAGGTCCCCAAATAACGACATCTCCACGTTGGGCTTCAAATTCGCCGTCTACACCGTCAAAGATTTTACCATAACCAATTGTAGGGAGGGCTTGTTGTAAGCTCTCTGTGTTATTATTAAGACTCAATCCTAACGCCTGACTAACGGCCGAGCTACAGTCATACTCGATACGTCCGTCTCCGTCTGCATCATTCCCGTAACGGTCGCCCATGTCATAGTGTGCGGGAATTGCTTGCAATCTACGCATTTCTGCAATACTTGATTCAATTCTACTCATGCCTATTCTCCTTTTGTTTCTGCATTTTCGTTTTGTGCGTTTTGATATTTATTGCTAGATATACCTAATACAGCGCCCGCAAATGTAGTCAGCAAGGCGATTGTGCCTGTAATCGCTGTTGTATCAAATTTATACAAAGCACCAAGTCCAGTAATAAACGTGATAGCTGCTGGCGCTACGACTGTCACAACTTTCTTAGCAATATCATATTGTTTGTTTGTCAAATTCATTATTTTTCTCCTTTTTCTTTTAAATATTTTTTGAGTGCTTCAAAAAATTCTTTAAAAAGCGCTGTGTCAATGCCTAACTTTTCAAAGTTCTCCAAAATGGACTTCATTTCGAAAAATAGGTAGCCGAGATATAAGACTTGTAATGTCCCTAACCCAATGCCTTCTGGTAGTAGGACAGAGAGTGGAATACAAAAAGCAAGTAAGGCAATGCTAGAGATTTTCCGCAGAATCCCGTTGATTCCCTCCTTGCTCTTAAATTCAATTTTGGGATTGATTTTGGCGGCTAATGTGCCAGTTAAAAAATCAATCACCATAGCGCCCATGATAAGAGTCAATGTAAATGCAATCAGCTTGTCTTGCGTATCTACAAAGCCTCTTAGCGCGTGAGACCATTCAAAATTTACAAATGACATAAATTCCCTCCTCTCTACTCAATTTTAGGCATGACGATTGTCAATACGCCCTTTTGTAGCATATCTACGATTGTTTGGCTTTGATAAGTGTACCCTTCGCTTTGCTGCATTTGGAATTTAAAGATAGTAGCAGTACCTTGTGCCCATTTTGGATTAGTATCAAATGGATAAGGCATAGACACAATGTCGTTATTAAAATAATGTTTATCTTTTATTAACGGCTTGATAAATGCTGCTACTTTGCTATAAGTTGGAGCTGGCATACCTCCGCTTTGTCCGATAGCAAGAGCAATTAAGACTTCTGTGACGGCTGACACAGATTCTAATAGCTGCTTATTTTCAGTTGCTGCTTGTTCTGCTTTACTAGCAGTTTCTTTATTCTTCTGCAGTTGTTCGTCAACTTGGTTAAATTTATCATTCTCTGCTTTTTTTGGGAAGTTCTCTTGATAGATTTGTTCCAAAGCTAGTTTAAAGAGCTCTCCACTCTCTTTGCTAACAAAATCCGGGTCAAAGAATGCTGGGTAGATAACACCCTCCGAATTGCCTAAAACAACTCGTGTTTTGTAAGGTTCTCCACCTTTGTAGTCAAGCGATTTGCTTAAAAATTCTAGTTTCATAATTTCCTCTTTCTACGCAGTTCTGCGCCAGCGATAAAGTGTAACGTAGGGTTGTAAGTTATTGTGCGGTCGGTTTCCACCTGCCCGCCCCGTTTCCATTCCTTGGTCGTAGGCTTTACTAGATCCGTCAGAACTCCAGTCTCTACGTATCGAGTCGTTGCCGTTGTTAGCCGAAACATATTGTCTGTGGCTGTGTGACGGCATTTCGTCAATTGTCAAAGTGTGAGTTTTCTCGCCGCCTGTCTTATTAGCTGTGTTAAAGTCTGCGTCTGCCTCATCAACGCCAACTAGCACCCTGCCGTTACCAAAACGTTCCCAAACACCACCCATAAATGTCGTGGGATTAGTTGGCGCGGTGGACTGGTAGATAGAGCCAATAGGATAAAAATTGTCGATTCCTTCCACAACCCAAGGTGTCCAGTTGCCAGTCTGATAATGTCTATAACGATACCAGACTTTACCCCCATTCCTATGGGTAAAACGTTGAGTCGCTTCTTTTTCCGATACGTTACCTATCTTAAATGTTTCTAAGACACCCCAGTCATTGTTTGGTGTATCCTTATTCGTCCAAGCGTCACCACCTTCGATAAGGTCGTTCGTGCTAACGTTACCAGACCGTTCAATACAATGCCGCAAGAACCCGTCAATATATGTGTTTCCCTTGACGTCAAGCGCTCCACGCTCTCGTATTTTACCAACACCAATGCCATATCTATCATAAGACAACACCACTTGCTCGGTCGCAACATTAACCGCGAACTCACTACTTGTGAACTTGTCTTCTAATATACCCAGTACAGTCCAAGAGCTGTTAGCGGCATACTCGCCTTGTAAATTAGCGTTTGAATTGACTAGACTAGATACAGTCGTCCATGTGCCACCCGCTGAGCCTGTGTCAACCTTATAATCATTCGAGCCAAATTTGGCAACTTTAAATGTTAACTGCATTTGGTTTTTTTGCACACCGTTTACGGTTAGCGGGGCGACTTTAGCATTGCGCGTAATTGTTAAAGTGCTAGATTGCACGCCCGAACGTGCAGCAGATATGTTCAGAATTGGTGCGAAGTATTCTAGAATGTTGACCGTTCTCTCAATCGTGTTACTAGTACGTCCTCGGCTATCGGTCACGCTAGCTCTAATTGTCACGTTCCCCGAATAATTCATAATTCCCAAGCTACCACCCTGCGTTGTCGTAGACTGGTTCTTGCCGACAATTTCTGCGTAATAACCTGTAATCGTTGAGCCGTAAGCGCCTGTCATTTGCCCAAAATTGACCTTAATATTAGACAAAATTTGAATAAAGGCTTGCTCGCCCGGCACAACGCTAGCTGCTGCTGTGTTAGTGTCGGTTAGAGTAAAGCCTGTCAAAGTTGGCTTGATATTATCTGGTACAGATAGCGTAACCGGTTGAGTATTCCTGCCAATTTCGATTCCGCCACTATATGTGATATAGGTTAACGTGCCATAACCACTACTGGCATTTGGAATTTCGTTACACATAGACATTTCGGGCGTCCACGTAAACGATGTGTCTATGTTATCGCCTGCAATCTTTTTGTCATAAGTTCCGAATTTGACCCAAATAGAATGTTTAAAGACATCGCTATGTCGGGAAATATTGAGCGCGATAGGTTGCCCTATAACGCCATTAGCAGGCGAACCCGTGCTGGCTCTTGCGATATTGGCTAAAGGCACATAAATACCTGCCGCCCCCCAACCATAATTACCTTGATTTATATCAAGTCTAGCAGTTATATAAACAGATTTTGTGCCATCCGGGTTGTGAGGCACTTGAAAATCTTCTGCATAAATTCCTTTTGTTTGGCCTTGTGATATGCTAGCATCAATTGATACCTGCTTAGATGCACCTCCTACATTTATGGTTAAAGTTTTTCCTCCGGCGCCCCACAAAGCAGCATATCCGTTAGCAATCAATCGAACTTGCACATTAACTATTGAGTAGTTACCTTCAACAATTTGCTTGTTCCATCCTGACACAATTTCTATTTGTAAATTGTGTCCGTAAGCTCCACTAAATGTTGCTCTTGCCATTAAATACCTCCTACATATCTAATTACGTTCATGTCAAGATTTAAATGATACTGCTCTTCTCTAAAACGACCGATTTGAATTGATTTAGAGAAAATACCATTTTCGATAAATAGTGTTCCTTGCGATATATACATAACTTCTGTACCTGCCGAAAATATCGAAAATCTATTATTACTCATTTTTGCACAGGTATTTCCGTTCTGTTCACCAAAGATAATACCTTCGTTCCCGACTTGAAAATATTTATCAAGAAAGTTCCAGCGCTCTGCTAATTCCTTTAAATTTCTAATATTTTCAACCAGTCGTTGATTAAGGGAGATCAAATCTTTTTCCGACTTCGCCTTGTCTTTGTTGTTTTGCAGTGTGTAGCTCTTGTACTCCGCGATTGCCTTATTTAAGGTACCAAGACTGGCTTTGGCTTCCAGTTCAGCCCGCATAATGCTGTTTTTTTCATTTAAAGCATTTATTTGCTCTTGAGTTAAAACACCATCAGCTTTTGAGTTGATGTTCTGTTCGATTTCTTTGAGCTTCTCTTCGTCTATCGCTCCCTTATCACCTTTTGGTACAACAATAGACTTATTATCGCTAAAGGTGACTTTCACCCCGTCCGCTTGCTTTTCAGCCTTAGTAACCGTAATAGACTTACCGTCTGAGCCTTTCACGCCGTCATTGACGTTAGTAAAAGTAACTTGTGTACTGGCGACTTCCTGATTATCTACCCAAGCGCATATTGTCAAAACAAGCTTGTCTGAAACATCTGACCCACGCACAATGTATGACGGGCTTGTTGATTTGATAACCCCATCAACGACATAGCGCCAGCCACAATCAATAGTCTTGTTCCCTTTGGTTAAAATCGGGCTAACCACTGATTGGCCTTTGTTGTTTTTAAAAGTAACGCCAGTATCCGTTGCGATTGTCACAACGTAGGGCTGTGCGTCATCGACCATTTGTTTCAACCGCTCTTGGATTCCTTGCGACAACTCGCTTTCGAGTTGCACGACGTTTGAAAAGGTTAGCTGGTTATTTTTGGGATTTGAAAAAGATATGACCTGTTCTATCACGCGTGCGCTTAAGTTAAGTCCGCCCACAAAATTCTTATCGTGTATCATCACGGTATCGCCCAAATTTACCGCTGAAATATCCAGCCAATTGGAAAAGGCGTTAATCGTATAAGTAACGATTGGATAAGCGTACTTTTTTAGCGTTCTAAAAGCGTATGCGACAAGTTCGTTGACGTTCGTGTATTCAGTCTGAAAATCCTTGCGTGTCCATTGGTCTACCCCATTTTTGCGTGTATGAGAGGGATAATCAACCATAGATAACGGAGCATAGACCATAACGTTACCTTTGCGGGTGTAGAACTCCTCTACCCCGTTTTTGTTTTTATCAGACCGTTCTATATCTTTGATAGTAAGCCCGTCTGCTCCAGTAAATTTTCCAGCATTAAAAAGTTGGGTCTTATCAATGACACGCTGTACGCCCTTTATGTTCTTGCCATAATGTAGCGATATGTCACTTCTGATTTTCCCAACTCCTTGATGATTGTCATCATGCGCCTTATAGACGTTTAAAACTAGTTTGTTAAAACTATAATCATCATTTAGCTTTGTTACAAACTCAAATTCTGCGTCAAATTTATTCAGCAGGCTTCGCAAGCGTTCGAGCTTGGTTTCTTGACTCTCAAAAGTCAAAGTCAGCTTTGCATCTGATACCTCGTTAATTCCCAGTTCCAACTCTGCGAAGTAAAACTCCATTTGCTTAAAATACCACTCAAAAGATTGAGCAGATGTCGAAGTAAATGGATTTGCGTATTCATTTTGTAATTCTAGGTTTAGACTGTTACACGACAACTGGATAATAAAATCATCTTCTGTTATCGTCATCACATAAAACAGATAATCTTTTCCCTCGTAACGAAAATGAAAATACGCCTTTTCGTTGATGTATTGGCAATAATCTTGTAATTCTCCGCTAATATACTTATTGACAGTAAAATCAAAGGTAGAAGCGCCCTCCGCAAGATAGCGATGCCAAGTATCACCGAAAAAACTAGGCGTGTATGGATTGCCATTTTTAATCACGCCAACGTTTTGAAAATCTTTATCTAAAATTGTGATTTGCATTATAGCAGGCACTCCTTCCATAGAATTTCAATTGATGGTGGCTTCTTCACCCAGTCAGAAAAGTATAAATCTAGTTCTGATTTGCCTTTAGGAATTGAGAAAAATTCAGAACCAGTCACTAAGTCTCGGTTGGATACCAGACCATCTGTTGAAATTTGACCCTTACCAAAATCAATTTCTACTGTCGAACCCATAGGAAAACGATTAGGAATATCCCTAATCGCACTTACAAAGTCTTTACGATAATAAATTTGGTCTAGATATAGATGTGTTATCTGTCCTTTATTTCCCAAAGCTCCGATACAGACATGGATTTTAGTTGTTTTTTTGCCCTTAATTTCCGGGACGTGGAATTGTGGGTATGAACCCCACCAATAAACTTGCACCATGTCGTCACGTCGCAGCAAATCAGACCACCCCCGCGTTGCGTCAAATGGATTGTGATAAATGCTGTCGGTGATTTGAAAATTATGTGACGCGGGGTCTATAATGCGATAACCGCCTTTTCCGTTGCTGGCAAGGAAGTTATATTCACAGTCTAAGCCCGTTTTTCGCTTAAAGGTTTCAACACCATATAAAAACTCTCCGTTTTCGCCGGTGAATGAAATTTTCATGAAACCAACCTGACTTGCTAGACCCGCCCAAACAATTTGACGCCACCACAAATACTCATTGAGTGCGCCTTTCTCACCGTTACTATCAGTCGGAATTTCCCAAGTAATAGAACCAGCGTTGCCACCGGCTGTCTGTGCGTGATTTCCGCTTAAAGCAATATGTGGACGCCCCCACGCTCTATCAATGCCGAGCGCACTATTTAATTTCTGGCTAGTGTCATTAAAGATACCAACGTTCTTTTGCGCTTTATTAAAACCATCTTCAATTGAGTTGCGATAATCAAACAGAATTTCACTTTTCTTATAAGCTTCTGTGTCTGCTTCTGCGCGCTTGCCAAGTTCTAGCGTACCATTAGCATTTACGACGCCGATATAACCATTCTCGGAATTGTGCTTGATACGGATAATCGGGTAAGCGTCAAGACTTCCATCATTCTGTAGCGTGATTTTGTAGTGACTGTTCCCGTCTGCGGTCACTATTCCCTTAGCTCCTGCAGGGTTGCTATCTAGCACCCGTGCAAAAGTCTTGGATTCCGCATAACCGCTAGGAACGGCAAAGGTTAACACACCAGTTGCTACACCGGTATTATAATCTTCTGTCAGTGTTTGATTCCCGTCTGGCACTGCATACCAAACCTTGTTAGGTTCGTCTGCAAAAATCAATTCAACTGGTTTTGTGACGCTTAAAAGGTGCGCCATTTGTTCGCGCACCTTCGCAAAACGTCTGCTCCAGCCATTGATTTTATATTCAATGCTGATTGTTTTAACTTGAAGTGAGTTGTAGAGGAAATTCTGCCCCGGCTGTCCCACTATCGCATCTTGATAGGTGTTAGACCAACCCGTTCCGACATTGCGAGTAATAGCTGTAAAGCCATCTACTAGTTCGGATAAATCCTTTCCGCCAAAAGTTACTGATAATGTCAAATGCGATTTCCTCTCTTTCTACCTAAAGTTTCTTGCCTGCGATTGTATATCGTCTGTGCATTTTCTAAATACGGCATAAACTCACGGGCAAAGCTATTCCCGTCAACCATTGCCTGAGCGACAACTGGCTGACCTTGACCGAGCAACAACTTACTCAACAAATCAATAACTTGGTCGAGTTTGTTTGACAGCTCGGAAAGCCCCGTAGTTTCGTTTCTGTGCGTGTCAAATTGTTCTGTGGGGGATTCACCCACAAACTGCCCTACGACACGTTGTAAGAGTCTCCAAGCACGCCCACGCTTAGCTGCGTCCATTGGTATAATGTATTCTGGTTGGTTGCCCTCTGCGACTTCGTAAAGACCGTGTTTTGTAACCAAGCCGCCATTGGCATAACCATAGCTTGCCACACGATGGAAGGCAGCGTCAGATGTACCGTATCTATGTTTGATGTAGTTAATAGCAGCCAGCAAGTTGTCGTAACCATTGCGAATGTTGCGGTGCCCTGCAAATGCGTATGTGTCAAAGGTAGGTTGGATAGTCTGCATAAGACCGATTGACGGATGACCCGCTAGAGCGTTACTATCCCAGTTGTTTTGGACAGTAGGGTCGCCATTTGATTCACGCCTGATGGTTGCTAAAATCTTACTAACACGATAGCTAGTAGCTGCGATTCCGTTTGCTTCCAGCGCACGTTCTACAAACGGGCGCCAACGTTCAACACCCGAACCGCCGGGGTTTCCTGCCTGTGCTCCTCCGTCACTTGCTGCGCCTTCTTCTAGTGGCGCTAGCCATTTCTTAATCCAATCAAACATACCGCCGGTTTGCTTCTTAATGTGCATTTGCAGCGGACTATTCTTGTCTTTCAGAGTCTTTTCGTCTCCACTAGACCCTGCTTTAACACCGAAGTCAAGGAAGGTAGAAACCGCTGAAATAGGACGGTTTCTGTATTGGTGATAGCTGTGATTACCCATCCAGTTATACTCCTCGCCGTCCATAGTATCGCCATGAACTGCTGTAATAAAGTCAACGTGGTTACTTGAGATAGGGCCACCCGTATAGACACCAACCGAACCCGGTTTTGGTCTGCTTAAATGCGGCACTCTTGCAGCACCCCATTGATTCCCGTTGCCTAATCCACTAAATAGCGAGGGGTTAACCCCCAAGTTAGCCAAACGAGAAGCCACAAAGGATACACACTCTTTGAAGAAGTAGCCCCACGGGTCAGCTCCGCTATCTGCCACTCTGTTTTTAAAGCGGTAGTCATCACCTACTGCACCCATAGCAATACTGCCCTCATTAGAAGCGCTCTTTGCCATACTCCAAAGTTCTTTCCACCATGTTTTTGCTCCGTTGACTGCCGACTTAAACAACATACTTCCGAAGTTGTCAAACATGCCGACCATGCCCTTTGAGCTTGGATTGAATTTCTTTTCTAAAGTTTTGGCTGGATTGAGAACCGCTTCGCCAATAAACGAGAGCATTTTGACGAATTTCTCGACACCGTTCTTTAAGCCGTCCCAAACATTGCCTGCAACTTTTGCGACGCTTCCGCCAAAGTTCGTGACACCTTTCCAAAGATTGCTCCAGAATCCTGTGCCTTTGGCAAATGCTTTTTGGTTTTGCATAGCCATTAGTAAAGCTGTTTCGGAAGCGTTTAGGACTTCTGCGCCAGCAGGAAGAAACATCTTAGTATTGCGGCCGGGTACGATAAAGTGATTACCGTTTGGCATGATAACCATTTCTTTATTGCCTGTTTCTGGGCTGTCATTGCCGTCGTTTAGCAAAGCTAAAGTCGGTTGTGTGATTGGGTTTCGCTGCTCACTAAACAAACCGGTACCACTCGCAAACTTTTTGACGTGTGGTATTTTGCCGATTGTCTGTTTAGGCCCGCCAAAATCATGTATTAGGCTGTTAATACCATCAATCCCAGTATTTGGAATGTCAATCAAATGATTGATTCCATCACGCGCAAGGTCTTTCATGCCTTGCCAAAGCTTATCAAAGCCTTTTTTAATGCCGTCCCAAGTCTCTTGGAACTTTTGGCCGATGTTAGCCAGATTGTCAAATAACGTTCCTTTAAGGTCTTTTCCAAACTTCTTCTCAGAAGCCTTGTTCATTTTATCCCAAGTAGACCCTAAGAAATCTTTAGCTCCGTTCCAATGCTTGCTCCAAGCTCTACCGATTTTCTTTGAGGTGTTTCCGATAGATTTTGCGACTTGATTGTACTTCTTCGAGATGCCTTTCTTGATTCCGTCAAAAGTTTTTCCAATAAATTTGCCTGTACTGCCAAAGAATTTTTTGAAATTCTTGTAAAGACTTTTCGCACCGTTGACTAAGCCTTTAATAAACTTTCTAAAAGGTTTACTATGCTTATACATTAAAGCAAACCCGAGTACAAAAGGATTTGCAAAAATCAATACTTTGCCAACTGTTTTGCCAAAGTTTACTACTGCTTTTCCTGCGTCACCTAAAAATTTGCCAACCTTTGCTACGCCGTTTATAAACATAGCACCGACTTTCGCAATGCCGTTTTTAACCGCTTTTACCAGACCGTCACAAAAGCCTTTGAACTTTTTATTATGCTTGTATAACAAAGCAAAACCGCCGGCAAGAGGATTGACAATTAAAAGTAATAGCTCTTTCCAGTCGTTTTTAAAAAAGTTAACAATGCCTTTAAATGCTTTTTTAGCGCTGCTTGCTATCCCGTTACAAAAATCTCTAAACTTTTTATTATGCTTATAAAGCAAAGTGAACCCAGCGACAAGAGCGGTAACTCCGACAATAATCGCACCAACAGGATTTGTGGCAACCGCAGCTTTAATAGCCGTCATAGAAGCTACAAATGTATCTTTAGCGCTTGAAAAGTTTTTGAAACCTCTTGCTAAATCACTAGCTTTTTTAGTAGCGTCCCAAACATTACCTGCCAAACCTACAATGCCCTTAGCAAGACTAGTAACGCCTTTTACTGTCTTGTTTGCTACAAAGTAAAACGCAAAAGCTTTACCGACTGCGACAATTTCTTTTTTGTGCTTGCCTAACTCTTGCATGGCGCTAGCTACACTTTTAAGCGGGGCTTTGGCTTTCTGGCTATGCCCAGTCATTTTGTTAATAGCGCTTGATATGCCAGTTACTATCGACTTAAAGCCCTCCCAAACACCGAGACCGAATAGTTTGGCAATCTCAATCGTGCTGTTGATAATGCCTGATACATCTTTTTGATGTGCGGTTACATAGTCTAATAAGCTAATCGCTCTTTTAGCTAGATTGCCGATTCCCTCGCCTAACTTCGTAACTGCATTTTGTACAGCCGGATTTTGTAATACTTTAGCCAGCTGACTAAGTCCAGTCGAAGCCACCTTAACAAGTGGCTTGGCTAAAGCTTTCTTTGTATCAGCCCAAGCAAGGGTGATTTGTTTCTTAGCACCCTCTGCGGTATTTGCGTAGCTTTCTGCGTTCTTGTCATAATCTCCAGCAGCTTTTTTCAAAAACTCGTTAAACTGTTGCGAGGTCATCTTGCCAGAATTTAACAAATCTGAAAAAGCTTGCTCGGACAATCCAGACGCTTTTTGCAAAGCTTGATTAAGACCGGGTGCTTGCTTCTCTAGCTTGTTTAGAGATGTAGCTGTGACTGTTCCTGATGCTTCAATCTTGCCTAACCCGCTAGCAAACGCTTCTGCTCTCTCTTGTGAGAGTTTAAGCTGGTCGGATAGACTACCAACCCCTTTTGCAAGTTCCGCTGCTTCATCTACATTGTGAGTGATTCCGTGAAATTTCAGAATCAGTTCACCAGCTGCACCACCAGAAAGATTAGTATTGTATTTTAAGTCTTTGACAACAGAGTTGATTCGCTTAATCTCATTTTCTGCAAAGCCCAAATTTTGCCAGCGCTCAGCCGTCTTAGATGCAGCTTCTGCGGCAGCATAGCCCTCTTTAGCTAAACTGATAACTTTAGAGGTGATGTTTGAGATACCGTTAGCGATTAGATTCCCGGTTACAAAGTCTTTGACACGACTACCGATTTTACTTGTTTTCTGCGCTTCATTGTTAAATTTCTTGACAGAATCCCGCATGCGTGTCCAAATAGTCGGATTGAGCTTCTCCATTTCTTCGCGGGCAGCTTTCATCTTGGTTTTTGAACCTGCTAAAGCTGTCGCTGTCTCATTAACTCTTATCTTTTGCTTGCGGTAGGCTTCGCTAGTTGCGCCTGCTTTATTTTTGATTTTCTCAAGCTCGTCAACTTGCGATTTGTATTGCTTACTTAGATTTTCAGTAGCTTCTTTGAGATTTTTAGCTTTTTCTTGAGCTGCTTGTCGCTTTTTGCCCTCAGCTTCCAACCGTTTCACATAGCTGTCTGACAGCTCGTTCATCTTCTTGTAGTCTGTCTGCAAGCCTGCCAAACCGCTGGAATAGTATTCCATGGACTGTTTAGCCTTGTCCTGTTGCGCTTGCATGCTAGACAATTTAGTTGTTGCTTGGTCAATTTGTTGTTGGTATTTAAGGTATTGCTCAGCCGTTTGCTGAGTATTGCCTTTCAATTCTGACTGTTTCTGCTTCAAAACGTCAATTTTCGCTTGTTGCGCTTGGATAGCTTCGCCTAAACCTTTATACTTCGTTTCTGCTGCTTGCGTATAGTCTCCAACCGCTTTTAATTGTGCCTCTTGGGCTTTCCACGCGTTTGTTGCGTGAGAAACAACGTTTGTCAAACTCTTAACACTCTCTGACGCTCTGACAAGGTCTAAAGCTATTTCTGTTGACATGGTCGCTTGTACTTTTACCAATTGTTTTTCCTCCTTTCCTACAAGAATGACATAGGGTCTACTACCCTATCTTGCGGCTCTTTCGCTGATAAAATTTCGTTGAGCCTATAATAATCTGCGTCTTCGTATTCGTCTATCGTCCAACCTAGATTGATTAAAGCTTGTTTCTCTGCTAAATCTAAGTCTTGGATAATATTTTCCAACTCAAAGGCACGTTTGCCCCAGCTTATTCTTTTGGGTTTTCTGCGTTTTCCTTTTGGATTTCTTCCCACTGCTCGTCTGTTAAGCCCATCAAGCGGCTAGACAAGTAGTTAGCAATTTCTTGTGTGCGTGTTGTGTCCAAATCTTCCAAGACTTCCATTTGCTCGTCATCTAGGTTTAAGATAACGCGCAAGAATGCAAGCGTCGCAGTGATAACCGCAATATTTGCTTTAAATTGTTCTGTTGCCGGTGCGTCTTCGTCAATGTCAGAGATTTTAGCAATTTCAAGCTGAAATTCGTTCATGCGGCGAATGTTGCGGTTGGAAGTTAAGACAACAAAAGACTTTTTGCCTAACTCTTTGATTTTGATGTTTTTGATTTCCATTTTTTTACCTCAATCATAAAAATAAAAGCTAAGCAGTTGTTACGCTGCCTAGCCTAGAGCATTACTTAGCCAAGATGAGATTCAGAACCTGCCGCAGCTGTGTAACCGCCGAATACTTCTTTTAGCATGTTTTCCTTGCTAAAGTTAGAAGTGCCCGAATAATAGATTTTGTGTGTTTCGTCTCCAAACGCTTGCGTTGTCAAAGCGTTGTATGTCATGTTGTCATCTTGACGAGTTTGTGCAGTATCTGTATCTGTACCTACGTTTTGAGTGGTTTCTTGGAAGATTCCATCTCCAAAACCGAAGAATACAGAATGCTTGCGGTCAAGTGTTTGCGATTCAATCAGAACCGCAACGTGTGGTTTAAAACCTTGATACACATATCCACCCTTGCCGTCTGACTTATAGCCTTTAACTTTTTGTTTAACGTCAAAAGCAAGGTTGTTGAAGTCAAATGCAATTTGTGGCGCACCGGGCGCTGTGTACACGTCTTGCACTTTGTTGTTGCCGGGAACTTTGGTAACAGAACCCTCTAAGTTAGTGATATTTGCAGTTTTAGACCCCCACATCTTGTCATCAATTTCGATGATTCCAGATTCGGAAAGTCCCTCTGCTCCCTTAATTAATTTTTGGTTATCGTCGACAAGCGCCAACGTAACCATTTTTAAACCAACAATTGCCATGTATTGATTTCTCCTTTTTAATTTAAGATTTTATTTTGTGTAACATAAAAGACCGCCGTCATCTGCTTTGTGTCGGGGTCTACTGTATGTTCTCGTATATCTGCTATCGACCAATGATTGTCTTTAAACAATTTCAATAGTCGTAGTTCAAATTGTTCAATGTCAAAGTCTATATCCAGCTTGTAAAAAATCTGGATTTCAACTTGTCGATTTGTTGCATAAAAGCTGTTATTACCTGTCAAATCAAGCGACGTATTGACATCTGTTATCAAAATAAGCGTATCGCCTACATTGTCAACGACTTCTTGCGGCAGGTTGCTAGTGTAGACCTGCTGTACTTCGCTAAAATGTTCATCATCTATCAGCTTTTTCGCTTCCAAAGTTGCAAGCATACTCTATCACCCTTTCCTTTTGATAATTTTGTCATATTCAGCCTTTTCAGCAAGCAAGACTGCTTCTTTCACCTCGTCAGAATTTTGCAGATTCATTACGAAGTGGTCTGCGGTATATTTCTTTGTTCCGTCGTTCAGACGCCTAGCGTTATTTGCGTGATAAAAGCTATCCCAACCTGCAGTTGATTTCCCAGTCTCTCGACCGTCCACATCTTTTGCTTGCACTATAACATGGTCTGCCATGTGCCCATATACAGGGTCTTTATGACTAGAATAGTGCTTTTTGCGCGTTTCTTCTTCCAGACGGTCTCTAAATACCTCTGCTCCTGCTTTGGTGATTTTAGCCTGTTCTTTGGGGGTCAAATTCACTATATTCTCAACCTGCTTTAGCCAGCTTTCGAGTTCTGTTACCATGTCTGCCATATCAACCGCCTACTTTCTTCTTAGCACGCAAAGTCAGAAAGTCATACTTACCAAAGCCGGTTGATTCGTCCGGGCTGATTGTTACTATGTCATACTTTGTCCCTCGAATCTCGACTTGTAGTTTTTCTGTAACTTTGGGATTGTGTCGAATACAGATATTAACTGTATCATCTAATCCACTTTGTTTTGCTAGATAAGTTTGATTTTGAGTGCGTCTGACTGGTCGATAATGTAGCGTAAATAACTCTGCGAATTTTGGGATATTCACTCCGGCGGCGTTCGGGACAGATTTCACCGCCCCGAATTTCGCTGTTTGTTTAAATTCGGAGGGTAGATACTTCTTACTCATCTTCACCCTCCATAAACACATCATAAAGACCTCTTAATTGCCCGATAATGGCATTAGAAGTCAAATTGATAGGATAGGCTTGGGCGTCAGAAAGGCTCAAACGATATGTATAGTATGAGCTAGCTACTGCGATTACCGCCACATCTAACAAAGACACGACAATTTTTCGAGCGTAAAAATTTCCTGACTTGTCCTCGCCTACCGCTGTCTTGATTGAGTGTTCAGCTGCCGCAAGATAGCCCTCGATGAGTTCTTTTTCTTCTTCCACATCATCTAAGTTCATAGCTTTCTTAAATCGTTCTACCGTGACGCTCATGAGCTACCTCCTATTCTTTTGATTTGATGTTAGCTTCTTGGTCTGCGATTGTCTTAAATGACGCTGCCACAAATGCTTCGCTATCAGTTGTTACAACGTCGAAGCGGTCAATGACACGGATTTTAGTTTGGTCTAAGCTAAACGCGTCTCCAGCTACGTTTGACGCTTCGATAGACATGTGTTCACGGTCAAACAAAGTTACCGCTTGTTTCAAATCGCCAAAATAAAGAGGATGAGCGCCTGCGTTGTCAGCGAGCCAACGGTCAGCAATTTCAATTACTTGTTTACCCTCAAGCAAATAGCGTTCTGGTTGTGTTGGGTCGCGTTGTAGTAAGTAGTCGCCCATTGCATTTTTAACTTTTGCAAGAGTAGCCAAGCCGCTTGTATTTGTCATGAAGAATGATGTGGAGCGGATAGCAGGGTCAACGCCTTTCAAAGCAAGGTCTTTGATGTCGTCAAACTTAGTGATGTTTGGTTTACTTGGTAGTGCTGCGATTTTTTCCAAAATTGCTTTGTTACGAGTAACAACAACTTTCTTAGCGACCCATTGATTCAACCAAGCCAAGATGTTTTCGACGGTATCTTTCAAAAGGCTATTAGTAGCTGTTAGCATACCTGCATAGCGTTTGATAGCGTATTTGATAAGAGCCAATTTAGGCGCGTCAATATCAGTAATAGCTGTATTTTCGTCATCTAAATTAGCTAGGGCTGTAATGTCAGACCATTTCTCATAAACGCGAGAGCCTGATGTCGTTGAAACAGATTCTACTGTTACATACTCTTGCAACGAGTTGTATTGACGAACCAACGCATGGATTGCAGTTTGAATATCTTTTGGAATTGTTAAACCTGCATTAGTTCCGTCATCTTCCTTAGAACCAACTGCAGCGTTCCGATAAGTACCGTTCAAAAGATTCTTAAAGTCTTTGATAAAGACATTTTTTGCTGTTTCTTCGTTTTCGTTCAAAGGTTTCACGTCTTCGTCTTTCATGTTAACAACAGCTTGCGCTTGCGCTTCTACGAGTTGGTCTTTCAAAGCGTCACGACGTACTTTTGCAGTATCACGTTTGTTTTTTAGTTCCTCAAACGCTTCGGCTGTAAAGCTATCATCATTCAAAGCGTTATTGATTTGCTCGTTGAGGTCTTCGACTTTGTGTCCTGCCTCAATCCAGAGAGCGTTTAAAGTGTTAATATCCATAAAATAATTCTCCTTATTTTTGTAATAAAATAGCCAGCTTCTTCTCTTTCAATAAGTTCTTAGGCTGACTTGGTTGTTTATTCAGTTTTTCTTTAGCAATCAAATTTTTAAATTTATTGATTGCTGCCTTACTCGGTAAAGCGTGCATAGCATTTTCAAATGTCGGCTCGTCATCAGATTCATTAAACATGATTTCGTCCGCAAAGCCTTTATCAACTGCGACTTTGGCGTTCATCCAAGTTTCGTTCGACATCATCTGTAAGATGTCTGTCTGGCTTAAACCTGTCTTCAGCTCGTAAGCCGCCGCGATTGATTCATCAATGCTATTCAGCACTCCGGATTCGTGCTCCAAGTCGTCCGAATTTCCAACGGTCGAGACTAGCGCTTTATGTATCATCATCTGGCTTGTTGGTGACATTCGCACCGTATTTCCAGCCATAGCAATGACGCTTGCTGCGCTGGCAGCTAAGCCTTGCACATTTACTACAATGTTCTTCTTGCTATCTTTTAGCATAGTGTAAATTTCGCTAGCTGCGAAAACATCTCCGCCGTTTGACGCAATATTTAGCGTGATTTCGTCGTCTTCGTCATTTGCGATAGCTCGCTGAACTTTGCTCGGATACGTGCTAGACATACCGAGCCATTCGTAAAACTCGCCCACGTCGTTTGATACAACGTCGCTTTTAATGTCAATTACCCCCATTTTCCTCACCCCCTTTCAATACTTGATTAGGGTTGCTAGGCTCTGGCAGATTTTGTGGTAGAATCTCCGCTTGCTGGAGCATGTATAACCCTTGATTTTGTGCGACGGTTCCATTTTTGACAAGCTCGTTGATACGCTTGATGTATGTCGAGCCGGTCGGGTCAACTGCTGGGAATAAATCCGTGTCAATATCATCTCCGAGTTTATAAATTAACTCGCTGACAAATGGACGAATATAGCGACTGACTGCATTAGCATACATTCCAGATATCATCTCGATTGATGATTGCTGGTCTCCTTGACCGCCTAAATAGCTATCAGGTATTCCGTACACTTTCGCAAATTGCTTGCTTGTCCAATCGGTTTGGCTTAGCAGCTGCGCTACGTTTGATTTGATTTCAAGCGGTTTAAAATCTTCTAAGTCATCCAACACTAACGGGCCGCCTTGCATTTGTCGCATAGCTTGCCTTGACCGCGCCATCTTAGTCTTCATATCCAACAAACCGCCGCCTTTAATTGTTAGAATACCGTTAGCGTTCAAGGCGTTTTTCAGCGAACTCATGGTTAACTTGTCGCTAGCTTTTTGGATATTCATTTCACGGCTTAGTGCAGCTAACGGGCTAATTCCAGTCTTGCCGCCGTCAACAGACAACAATCTAAAATGCAAAACGTCGCTTTGTGGCACGTAGAGTTTTGTTGCGATTTTTGGGTCTTCAAACGAGATATTATAATAAAGCCCGTTCTCGTACTCAAAACGATTAACCGTAACTTGCGACGGCTTGATAAACTCCCATTTCACGTCGCGCCCGTTTTCGTTGCGCCAGCGGTAAGCAAATGCTTCTCCACCCAGCAGCAATTGAGCAAAGATAGACTGGTAGAATCCGTGCCTACTTGCGTTCACGCTTGGATTATCTAAAATCCCTTGTGTCTGCTTCTTCTTCGCTGTCAATTTGACTGTTGCTAAGTCGCTAGATAACTGATTGATGACCGCGAATAAATCGGAGTTTTTTAACGCGGCTTTAGCCGAGACCCACTCTTTGCCCGTCAGATTGGCCTGCAGGAATTCATAGTCTTCTGTGTTAAAAATTTGTTGACTAGGTGGACTTTCTGTCGCTTGATTTGTAAAATTAAATACTGGCAAATATATTCACCTCCTCTCTAGCTATCGTTTCGATTGGCTACTATCTCGGATAATAAACCAGTCAAAATAAACGTAATAGTTAAGCAGATGCCAAACGCTAACCAACCGACAAAATACATTGTCACATTGATTGTTATAGCCGCTGCTAAAAACATAATCACATCAAAAAAAGCCCATAAAAGGCTGAAAAATTGTTTAAAAATATTCATTTTAGTAAAATTCTTCCTCCAAAAGCCCGCTTTCCGGGTTATTAAGCCAGTCTAAAACCGCTTGTGGGCTCATGTGCTCCACTTGATAAGTTTTATCATTTGCTAAGCCATAATCTTCATAGTGGTACATAGCTTGATACATTCCGTCAATCAAAGCGTCTACAACGTCCACTTTTAAGGTCGATTTCATTTTGTCAACCTGTATCCCGATGTTGTCCTCTTTGATAACTGCGTTAATCAATGCTTTTTCCATGATTTTATCGTCTAAGCGAGTAACTGAGCCTTCGACAAATATTTTCTGTAAGAATTTAGTCGGGTCTTTCAGCTCGCTTGTTCGCTGTCGAATTGGCATAAGCGGAAAACTGGTATTTAATTCAAGGGCTTTGATGACTTTAGTAACCCCCATAGCGTCATAGCCAAAAAAAATAACATCAAGCTGATGTTCTTCAACATAGTTGATAATCCATTCATAGACTTCGTCTTCGTTTATTAGTCCTTGTGGGTGGCTTGTAATCGTACAATAGCCCTCTTTCTCCAATTCACGATAATTTAAGCCGTCTTGCTTCTCTTTGGCTTCAATGCTGCCAGCTGTTTTCCACGGAATAAAGCTATGCTGTTCTATATGCCACTTCTCCTCGCCGCTGTACGGATAAACAAATGCTATAGCTGTATTATCACTAAACAGCGAGTAGTCGACACCAATATACACACGCCGATTATTCCTTGGGAAATCATCAACAACTGCTTTTTCTATGTCTTCCAAATCCAAAAAACTATTAGAATCAGCATTTAACCAGCAATTCATGTTCTTAACTTGGAAATCCGCTAAATTGCTACTAAGAAGGTCGCTGTCTCGTTTATCCATTAAGCCTTTCAAAAGATTGTCGTGTTCACTTTCTAAATCTAAAAGCGGATTGCTTTTAGCCCATGTTTCAGGCCGGAAGACTTCATCAAGGTTGTCTTGTGACCACACCAAGCAAAGATACGTGTCTGCATCTCGCTTATAATCTTCTTCCATAGCTTGTTGTAACATTTTTTGGTCTCGGTGGAATGGCACGTTGGGTTTTGGATAAGAAGTTGATATTTGTACAAATTGCCTATTGGACACTTTTACTTGCCCAGAAACAATCTTAGAAACCGCATCCCTTGTTTCAATTTCTCCGATTTCGTCAAAAATAGCCGTGGTAAAGTGAAAACTATCGTACTGGCCAGATTCTGCAGAAATCGCTCTTAGAATATTGTTATTGGCTTTCATAACAACTTGGTCGCTATGCAATCCAAGAATAGTCTCGTTAGCTAAACTCTTGAAAGGTTCGTTCTGGATTATCTGCTTCATCATTGATTTGATGTAACCAAGCAATTTATTCGTTTGTTTGAAGTTGATTGATGCAACCAGATAGTCCTGATTGGAAAGTCCAAGGCTTTCAATAAAATACGAATAAGCTGTCAGAATAGCCATTAAGTACGTTTTCCCTTGACCTCGACCGACTGAAACAATCGCACGGCTGAAACGTTTACCACCGTTTGCATTTCTCCATCCGAAAAGCATACACAAAATAAATTTCTGCCACGGCATCAACTGTGTAGGTTCGCCAGTATCAACGTTTGGACATATTCTGGCAAAACGCAATAGCCTAGCTGCCTCGTCCGTGTCGTAAGAATACGGAAAGTCGTCGTTGCCTTGTCTTTGCAAATCACGCAAATGGCGGAAGCAAGCTAGCTTTATCATGTATCCAGCCACGATTCGACCTTCCAAGGCATCAAAACAATACTTCGTGCCAGCGTCCTTGTATTTTTCTCGGACAAAAGAAAAATCGATACTTTTATAAGCACCGATTACATCTTTTGTTTTTGTCAAATCAATTTTAGTTATGTTCCCTCACCTCCTTGAGGCCGCATTTGAAATGAGACCTTTTTATTTCCCTAAAAATTCTTTCAGCATTTCTGCTGTTGAAACTTTGTCCTTATCTTCACTAGCGACCGCCAATAAATCCGCTCGACCTTTAGGGGTCAAGCCTAACTGAACAGCTATTTTATTCAATATATCGATAGCGTCTTTCATTGTGGCAACTGCTGGGTTCTTTTTATATCCCAAAAATTGCTCTCCCAAAATCTCGCCAGAGCCTTGAGCCTGAACTGGTTTTGTTAACTCTTGCTGAATACCATTCTCTTTTATATCCTCATAAGCTAATTTGTAGATTTCATAGTTTGTACAGTAGGTTTCAACTAACAAGCTATCAATCCGCTGTACCTTTTCAGTGCTTTCTAAAAACGGAACGATTTTGCGCCAAGTCTCCCTCGCAACTGTTCCCAAGTAGTTCGGCGGGTCGCTGGGTAAACGCCCTTTGTTCTGCCGATAATAAGGATTTTTAACCAAGCGAACTCACCTCCTAATCCGTCCCCCATGACACCCCTTAAAAATCTGAAAAAATGGCGTGCGACGCAAGAAGACACCTTGTCGCGGCTCTCCTTGCGCAAAAGGTGGGGCGGGGGTGTTTTTGTCCTCTAATTTTCTCTCTGTCGCGTTTTAATTTTGTTTTTGATAAATTATACATTCTTTATCTAAAATCGCTTAGAAACGATTTTAGAACCATTTAACGACGCATGAGATTTGAGATAATTTTAATATCTGTAATCTCTTTTGCGTTCGTTAACTGATTCTCTTGACCTGTACCATAATATTCGCGCTCCCAAATGGTTTTGAGATTGTGGCAATTCTTACAGCTCGTTGCCAAGTTTGATAACTCCGTTTTTAGTTTGGGGTTTGCTTCAATAGGCACAATGTGGTCTGCTGTCTTGCTATCAGCTGTTATCTTTCCAATCGCTAAGCAGTACAAACAAATATAATTGTCTCTCTTTAAGCAATTCAACCTTAACGAAGACCAAAGTCTTGAGCGATAGAAACTGTATTGTTCTTTCTTGTCTTCGTCCCGATTGCGCGTGTATTTATTATATCTGCTTCTACTGTATCGCTCGCGTTGTTCTTTTAGTTCCTGCTCGTATTGTTTGTGCTTTGCACAACACAATGTAGGTCTTCCTACTAGCGCGTGACAACCTTTATATTTGCACCGTTGAACTGCTGGCATATTATTTCTATCCAAATAATGTGGCGCCAGACCGCAAGAAGCGCCGGTCTACGAATGGAGATACCAACTTTCTATTTTTTATAGTGCGGTCTATTTATTTTTTGATAATACTATATTAGCACGCAACCTGCTCGCATGCGTATGCAATTAACTGCTATCTGTTGGAATCATTCGCATTTATTCGCATTCATTCGCATTTATTCGCATTCATTCGCATTTATTCGCATGCTCTCGAATATATTGTTTTCGTACGCTGATTTTAACTCTTGTAACGCAGCTATTTGCTTATTTACTTTTTCAATAAACCAATCATTGTCATCTTTTAATCTCTGCAAAAGCTTGACGGCATTTATTTGATATTCCATATCTGGGACTTGTATTTCAATTTTGGACAACATATTCAAATCCAAATTCGGCAATATATTTCCTTTTTTACACGAAGAAATGTTGTTTTCGTTTTCACAAAGCCAGTGATACAAATACATTTTATCAATCATCTCTTTTGGCTCAACGCTGAAATTTCCACTCTCTAACCAAAAAGGAGCATCATGAAAATAAACTCTTCCAACCGTTCCTTTGCCAGTCAATCGAATTGTATTAGCCGAACAATTAAAATCATCTGTATAGCCAATTACAGAACCTGCGCCATATATTGGATACTCCCCATCATTTGTTTTATTGATTCTCTTTCCTTGAATTAAATCACAAACTTCTAGCAATTTATATGTCTTTACCTCTGTCATGCTTCACTTCCGAAATTATACATTAATGCGTACGTGTCCAATAACTCGTGTGCTTTAGCTATAAAAGCCAGTAAGTCAATATCCGCATTAAACAGTTGAATTACTAGCAATTGACTAGCTAAATGTTTTTCTAAGTGCTTTAATGCAATGTCATCTAATTCTTTATTAACTGCATCTATATCTATCTTTTCTTTCTCTTCAACGATTCTAGGTGTTTCCCAGCTTTCAAAATCTATTTCCCAATTATCTGACAAAAGAATTGATCTTGCTTTGCAGTCATAAATTTCTCTCGTGCAATAATTACTCGTTTTATTTTTATCTATAACGATAAATAAAACATCAATGCTCGTATCGTCAAAAGCGTTCTGTATAACGTTTAATTCTGCAAGCTGGTTTCCTATCAATTCCCTAAATTTCTTTTCGGTACCTCGATAAGCAACGCCGGGAAATAAAATATAAAATGCAAAACGTTTTGTGTGTTTTAATGATTTTAATACGAATATGTCATCAACTTTCCCCGACTTCTTCCAAGAAAAAACTTCTTGTATAGCGTTCTTGTCTTCTTCTGGCAAACCCTTAAATGCTATGGAAAAGGGCGGATTCATAATAACGCAGTCTGTAACAATATCATTTTTGTAAGTAAAGAAGCTTTGGTTGCTGACTTCGCTTGTTGGGAAATTCTTTAAAAAACTTTCACAAGATTCTTGCTGAATTTCAACTCCGTAAACCTTCCTAGCGTGGACGTGTTGTTCTAATTGCCCGCTGCCGCAGGCTCCGTCGAAAACAATTGGATTATTCCCAACGTATTTTCGCACTTTTTTTGCTACGTATTTTCGCAATTCTTGCCCTGTTATGTATTCAGCAAATTTATTCGCTTTCAGTCTGTTGTTGTGTTCCTCAAACGTCAACTATATTACCTCCTCCAGTTTCTTTCTCGCTTTAGCTAACTTTCTATAAAACGTACTCATGTCATATTGTTCTTGTTCACATATGTCATATTTATCTATATGCTCGATATATAGCATAGATAGCAGATTTCTGCTTTGATAATCTGCTACAGCGTCTATGTAACTTTCCAGCTCTGCACGCAGTCTAATAGCTTCAACGCTTTTCTTTTCAATGTCATCTTTGACAGTTATTAACTCAACATAGATGTCATCTTGTTTGCGTTGTACACCGCCCTTTACTTTATCTGCGCTCCATTTAGCCGTGGATAAAAGTGAAGCTTCGATTTTGTCTCTGCGTCTAATCAAGCTATCAATGTATGTGTCTATGTGCTTCAAACTCGTTAAAATCGCCTCAACTTTATTCACACTCGTTCCCCTTTATGTTATAATAGTGTTGTGAAATTTATAACTAAGGGGTCGAGTGTGCGCTCGGCTTTTTTTACTTTTCGTGAATCGTCATGTATGGTTTTTCTTTTTTTACACGGCCGCATTTTTTGCACTCCACATAACAAGATAGCCAACGACCATGTATCTTAACGTAATAATGTTTGCAGAAGAATCTTCTTGTGTTCG